ATGTTGAAGACCAAAACAGGGCCTAAAACGCCACCAATTCAAGGCGAACTTTTTAATTATGCGCCGCAGGCCAGCTTTGAGGACTTCGCAAATGTAGGCCTTCCAGACGTTGAGAAACGAATCGCTCTTGCAATCCTTAACTCCGCACCTTCAACGTTGATAGGCAGGCACGAAACGCAAGCGGTGGTTAGCCTAGCGAATACGCTTGGCTTGATTGCAGGCCTTCGGCGCGAGCTTTCGATTCATGGACTGGTAGACGAAACCGGCGAGCCTTCGCCGATCATCGCAAAAATAATTTCGTTGGAATCGCTGGCGTTGAAACTGGCAAACGCTCTTCGCCTGACGCCAGCAACACGGCACGAACTTACAAGAATCGGAACGCCTGCGGATTATCCGGAGGACTCGATTGCCTCCAATAATAACGATGATCTTTTTGAAGGGATGGAATGAGTTCAAGCAAGAAGGCAATTCATTTCATTGAGAATTTTTGCAGTCATGCCAAAGGCAAGCTTGCCGGTGAGAAGTTCGAACTTGCGCAGTGGCAGAAAGATTTACTTGTCAAGTTTTACGACACAAAAACATTGGAAGGCCAAAGGCAATACCAGCAAGTTTGGCTCGAGCTTGGCCGAAAAAATGGAAAGTCAACGCTAGTTGCAGCTTTGGGCCTCTTCGCTCTTATGGGTGATGGCGGCCAAGCGGAAGTTATCAGCGCAGCGAGTACCAGGCAGCAAGCCAAAATCATCTTTGATACTGCAAAATCGATGGTGCTTTCATGCGAAACATTGACAAAGCGATGCAAAGTAAAGCAAAACGAAATCGAAGTACCTTCAACGAATTCAATCTACCGAGTTATTAGCGCAGATGCGAAACGCCAGCATGGATTGAATCCAAGCTTTTGTATCTTGGACGAAGTCCATTGCCTTGGCAATGATGAGCTTTACACCGCACTTCGAACCGCTGGCGGATCACGTGAAAACTTTGCCTTCTGGCAAATCACCACCGCAGGAACGCAAGCGAGCTTTGGATATTCGCAGCACAGTTACGCAAGAAAGGTTGCCGATGGATCGATTAAAGATCCGACTTTCCTACCGGTGATTTATGCCGCAGATCAAAACGGAGATTGGAAAGACCCAAAACAATGGAAGCTAGCCAATCCAAATATGGGTATTAGCCTTAACGAAAAGTTTCTTGAAGACTCTTGCAGGGAAGCGCAAACTTCTATTTCAAAAGAAATGGATTTTAAACGCTATCATTTAAATCTTTGGGAAGGCTCCGCAGAACAAAATTGGATTCAAATCGATAAATATCTGAAGTGCGAAAAGATTAATAAAAAGGAAATGATTGAGAAGTATAAGAATAGAGTTTGTCACGGTGGCTTAGACCTAAGTTCAAAGAGAGATTTAAGCGCATTTTCTTTATACTTTCCGCCTACTTACGGCGAGGATATTGGCGCTTTCTTGGTTTGGCATTGGTGTCCGAAGTACGCCACCGAATCAAGGCGTGAATCAATTGGCGCTCAAGTCTTAGATGATTGGATACGAGATGAATTTATTACCGAGCATCAAACGGAGTGGATCAATCAAGAGCTAATCGTTAGAGATATTGCAGCGCTTGCAGAAGAATTTCAAATTCAATCCATCGGCGTTGATGAGTGGAACGCCAGCGAAACATTACGAAAATTAAAAGACGACCACAACATTGATGTTTTAACATTCCGCCAGACGCTAAAAAACTTAAACAATCCGACCAAAGTTCTTGAAGAATGGATCAATTTCCAAAGAGTTATCTTGCCGGATGATCCTGTTTTGCAATGGGAATTTTCAAACGCTGTTTGTATTTCTGATCGAAATGGAAACATTGCGATATCAAAATCACGAGAAAAGGATAAAGTAGATGGGGTAATGTCCATGATTATGGCCCTTGGCCGCTGGCAAGCCTCCACTGCAACGGAAACAGATTTTTCGTACCTCGAAGACGGCATAACGATAATAGGGGAAAATTATGAATTTTCTTGATACTGTGCAACGCTGGTTTCGTCCTACTGGCCGCTATCAAAGCAATATGTTAGTAGATGGAAACTCGAACTATTCAGGCGTAGCAGTTACAGAACAAACGGCGCTTGGTTCGTCTGCGGTTTGGGCTTGCATCAATTTGATATCTCAGACTGTAGCAACTCTTCCGTTTCGCCATTACCTAAAAACAAAAGACGATAATAGAATTCGTTTGGATTCCAAGCTTGATTTCATTTTAAATAATGAGCCGACGCAGGATTATTCCGGCTTCACATTCAAGGAAATTATGACAGCGGCAGCGGTGTTGCATGGAAACGCCTACGCAGAAATAAGCCGAGATGCCAGCGGAGAGGTTACCGGACTTTGGTATATTCCTACGCAGAATGTCCAACCATATTTTGACACCGACACCGAAAGCGTATGGTACGCAATATACTCCGGCGATTACCGAGGCGGCAAGCCTTACATGGGCATTCCAGCAAAAAATATGCTACACCTTCTTGGCCTTTCCTACGATGGCTTGGCAGGCTATTCGCCCTTATATCTTCAACGTGAAACATTCGCCTTGCACTTAGCAAGCCAGAGATACGGCGCAAGCTTCTTCAAAAATGGCGCAAGGCCAGCAGGGATTATAAAGTTTCCTAACAAGCTTTCACCTGAAGCCAAAGACGGTTTGCGCCGTTCATGGGATAGCTTCCACAGTGGCGCAGGAAATACCGGACGTGTTGCGATTCTTGAAGGCGGTTTGGATTTTCAAAAGCTGCAACTTGATCCAGAGGAAGCGCAATTCCTTCAAACGCAGCGCTATTCAAGAGAAGAAATTGCTTCAATCTTTCGCGTTCCTCCTTCTTTAATTGGTGCCGCAGATGCCTCCGATAACATCGAGGCGGTAAGCCTGCAATTCCTACGAAGCCTGCAACCTTGGCTTTGCCGCTGGGAACAGGAAATTTCAAGGAAGCTGATTTATAATATGGCGGAATATGTTGAGGTAGATACCAAAACAATTCTAAGGACAGACATTAAAACTAGGTATGAATCGATGGCTATTGGGCGCCAATGGGGTTGGTTGTCCGCAGGCGATTGCAGGAAGCTTGAGAATCTTAACGCTGATGTACCAGGTATGGAAGATTATCTTAAGCCGATGAATATGGAAAAGCTGGACGCAGCACCGGGGCCAGTAGCGGAACTTGTGCCTGGCGGCCCTGCCCTTACGGCTCCAGGCGTAGACACTCCGAGCAGCGCATTACCACCGAATCGATCCGATAACAAAATCTTGGAGCGTGTTTTGGTGCTGAAGGTGCAGCAGCTCCGAGCCATCGAGGCCACCGCATTAAAACGAATTAGCAAAGATAAGCTTTTTGTTTCAAAGCTGGATGAGTTGACCGAGCAAACAAAGAAACGGCACTATATGGCATTTGATGAAATTCTTGAAGCCTTTGAAATTAAGGGCAAGGAAAAGATTGCGGAGTTTATTGCGCATACAGCCGCAGACAATTTAAAGGCAAAGTTTTTAGATGTTGCAGGAAACACCAACTTTGCTGGCCTGCCTGCCGCTGTTGAATCTGCCTTACCTAGTTATCTAAATTCAAATTTACTTCCATCATTCACCACGGAGCAATAATCATGGAACGCCGAAACGCTGTCGAATACCGCACCGAAAACGAAGGAAACATTATTTCCGGCTATGCCGCAGTCTTCACCGACTCCAGCGGTAAGCCTTCACTCTCTGAAAATCTCGGAGGCTTTCGTGAAATCGTTGCGCCGACCGCATTCAATGAGCGAAGCGGAAAAGTCCTGGCTTATTATAATCATGATTCCAGCCAAGTCTTAGGTAAGGAAGGAACAAATCTAGAGCTTTCCGTTGATTCAAGGGGCCTTCGCTTTTCGCTGGTGTTGCCTGACACCACCACCGGCAGAGATGTAAGGGAGCTAATCAGAGCTGGAATTCTATCCGGCGTTAGTTTTGGCTTCACGGTAAACAAGGATTCTTGGACGGTGGTCAATAACGAAAAAATTCGAACGCTCGAAAGCGTTACGCTTTATGAAATCTCACCAACTGCCAATCCAGCATATCCAGATACCAGCGTTGCGCTTAGAAATTTGGCCGAGGTCGAACGCTCCGAGGCACGAAGAAAGCAGGCTATCGCAAGAATTAAGTTGATGAAATGGAATTTTTAGTTGACTTATTAAAGATATTGCTAGTACACTAATATTAATTAGATCACCACGCTTTTGCGTGAACAGCTTTGGAATTGTTTCCGGAGCCGTTCA